GGGAATAATGTCAGACGAGATGTTTGATAAATTAGATGGAATTGAAGCATCTGCACAACAGAATAGAACAGATTCAGAAATTCAAAGTTCTATTGGAACTGGTAATGAAAAGTTCGTACCATCAACTGGAACAGATGGACACTTCTTAAAACATGATGGTACATTTGGATTACCTTCTTATACTACTAATACAAATCTATCAACAGAAGCAGTTCAAGATATAGTAGGTGGAATGTTTAGTAGTAATACTGAAACAAGAATTTCAGCTACTTATGTAGATGGTGCTGAAGGAGCTGGTAAAATTAACCTAGTTGTTAATGATATGACAGCTAATGATAATGATGATGTATCGATAGCAAATCTTAAAACTAGATTAGCAGGTGGTTTCGGTTCAAACGCAGTATCAATTGGTGATTCAACCGATACAGTAACTATTCCTGGTGATTTAGTAGTAACTGGAACAACAACTACAAATAATGTAGAAGTTGTATCAACAACAAATGGTGTTGTATTCGAAGGTAGTGCCGCCGATGCAAATGAAGGTACTTTATTAGCTGGAACATTATCAGCAGATAGAACATATACTCTACCAAATAAGACGGGTACTGTTGCAATGACATCCGATATTACTGGTACGAATAGTGGAACTAACACTGGTGATGAAACTAAATCAAGTATAAATGCTTTAGATATCACAGAGGTTGGAACAATATCAAGTGGTGTTTGGAATGGTAGTGCAATTTCAACTACATACTTAAGTGGACAGAGTGGAACTAATACCGGTGATGAAACACTATCAAGTATAAATGGGTTAGGTATCACAACATTAGGAACAATTGGAACTGGTGTATGGCAAGGTTCAGCAATATCAACTACATACTTAAGTGGACAGAGTGGAACTAATACCGGTGATGAAACTAAATCAAGTATAAACGCATTGGATATCACAGAGGTTGGTACAATTTCGAGTGGTGTATGGCAAGGTTCTGCAATATCAGCTACATACTTAAGTGGGCAAAGTGGAACTAACACCGGTGATGAAACTAAAACAAGCATAAACGCTTTAGATATCACAGAAGTAGGTACAATAGATAGTGGTGTTTGGAATGGTACTGCTATCGCAGATGCATATTTATCATCAAATACTGCACACCTAAGTGGTACACAAACATTCACAGGAGAAAAATCATTCTCAAATATACTTACTGTAACGAATAGTACTGCTACGAATGCAACTGATACCGGAGCTCTTGTAGTAACTGGTGGTGTAGGTATTGGTGGAGCATTGAACGTAGGAGGTGATGTTGTAGCATACGCTTCTTCAGATGAAAGATTAAAAGATAATATTGAACTTATTTCTAATCCAATAGAAAAAGTACAATCACTTAAAGGTGTTACTTGGGATTGGAATGATAATGCAGATGAGTTACAACAATCATTACCAAATGTTGGTGTAATTGCACAAGATGTTGAAAAAGTATTACCAGAATTGGTAACTGATAGAGATAATGGATACAAAGGAGTAGATTATGCTAAACTTACTGGTCTCTTAATAGAGGCTATTAAAGAACAGCAAAAAGAAATAAATGATTTAAAATCTAAGATAAAGTAAGAAGGAAGTTTATCTCTTATATAAGAGATTTTCTTATTTATTAATTATATAATTGAAAAAGGCAAGTCATAAATATGGCACAGATAGTTAAATTAAAAAGAACTGCGATAAGTGGTAAGATACCAAATATATCTAATCTTGAATTAGGTGAATTGGCAATGAATACCTACGATGGTAGGATATTTTTCGAAAAATCTTCATCAGAAGAATCGATACAAGAAATACTTACAACAAATTCACATCCATATGCAGTAACGGGTTCGATTTACTTAAATGGTGCCGTAACCGCTTCATTCTTCAAAGGAGATGGTTCACAATTAACAAACCTACCAACCGATATTTCAATTGCAGAAGCAACAACTGTAACTGCATCATATGATAGTGTAGATGATATTACAATAACTCACAACTTTAATTCTTATAATGTATTGGTATCTGTTTATGATAATAGCAGAAATGTACTAATACCAGCAACAACTTCACTACCAACCGTAAATACTGCTAGAGTAACTCTTTCTGATACTCAGAGTGGATTTGTGGTAGTTGCAAAAGGTGGACATTTAATTAGTGGTTCACAAATTGCAGATAATGCTAATAAACTTAATAGTCAAGTGGGTTCGTATTATCTAAATTGGAATAATTTTAATAATGTACCTGCAGGAATAGTATCTGGTTCTGCACAATTAACATCTACTTTTGATACACGATATCTAAATACAGATGGTGATAATGTAATTTCAAGTTCTGCACAAGTAGTTTCTTCTTTATCGAATCAAGATATAGATTTAGGAACTGGTGATATAACTGCAACAACAGGTTCTTTTGATGTAATTGATTTAGATAGATTAGCATTAACATCTACACAAACCACAGTTTCCCCATTACATTTAACTGCTACTAACCTTAATGATGGTGTGGGAGCATTGCGTATTGATGGAGCACAGGCAGATATATACCTCAATCCAACTGCCTCAACACATACAACAGTAACCTTTGCCGTAGACGGAAGTCCAAAGTTAGCATTCGGAATGGATAGTTCGGATGATTTTTACATCACTAGAAATAATGGTACTTCTTGGTACGATGATACATTCGTATTAGATAGAAATACAGGTGAAGTTACGTTAGGATACGATTTAACTGTAAATGGAAACATAAATGCAACAAATGGTATTATAAGTGGTTCTTCACAAATAACAGATTTAACTACTCATAAAGAAACAGTTAGTGGAGCATCTTCATATGCAATAGACCACAACTTAAATGAGCAATATCCAATAGTACAATGTTGGAATACTGCAACTTCACAACAAGAAATAGCAAACACAATCACAACAAACTCAGTAAACAGAGTAACTGTTGTATTTTCAACTACATTTGCAGGAAAAATAATTGTAAAAAAATAATTTATGGTATATGATGTGTATTATACTACGGGTGGTGGACCTTGGGTAAATGCTGGTACTGATACATGGGTTAATTTATGGATAGAACTAGTTGCTCCTAAATTAGATGTAAAACCAATTCTTCTTTTACATAGAAACAAACCAAAAGGACATGATGATTATGAATTTCCAATAGAAGCACATTGGCATGGTGATGATATGGAAAAATTTGAAGAATTATCCAAAGGTGCCCGAAGAATCAATATATTACATGGTCATTATACACCAATGAAAGTTATTGATGATAACTTAGATAAAATTCATTCAAATGTTTTACACAATTCAGTAGACCATATTTTAAAATCCCAAACATTTACTGATGCATCACTTGGTGTTCATCCATATTTAGATTCCGAGTGGGAAAGTAAAATTAATAAAATTTCAAAACATTCTATATGGGTTGGTTTATTCGATATTGGAATACCAAATAAAACTATACATAATTTTTACGAATTTAAACATAATTTAAAATTATCCGATTCAAATAATTTAGGTTTTGCTTCAAGATGTGAGGGTAGAAAAAATCCACACTATTTAGATGGATTATCTAGTTACTTATTTACGGATTCCAAGGAATTTAATGTTATTTGGAAACATGGTTCAAAATTAGATACATCTAAAATGAAAATATATCATTATAATTCTAAACATAAAGATATCTTTTATAATATGGATTGGGGAATTTCTCACTCATCTTTTACAAATGAACCATTTGGGTATGGTATATTTGAAGCAGTAGATTATGGTAAACTACCAATATTACATACATCTTGGTGTACCGATTTTGAGTATCCATATAGAGCTTCATCTAAAAAAGAATTTAATCATATTTATAGTAGGTTAAACGAAACCACATATTCAGAAAAAAATAAATGGTTTAATTTGTTAAAAGAATACATGATTAACAATTATACTAGTAAAGATAAGTGGGTAAACGAATTACTTAATATTTATAATATATAGGAAAGAGTATATATGGCAATTTCAGCAGAAGAAACACTTAGTTTAAATAATTTAGCAGGAGCAACTGGTAATACCGAAGGTTCAAATGTATCATTGGGTGCTATAAAAGGTTCACCTTCAGCTGGTGATAATATTTCACTATCTTCATTTGGAATAGATTCAGTTGGTTCATTATCTGGATATACTTATGCTGTTGAATCTACAAACGAAACATATACATTAGCATTTGGTGGAGAGGGTTCTAACTTTGGACAAATAAAAGGTAGATATCAAAACTTTACTTGGTCAGTAAGTCCAGGATATAATTCAGCACCACAAACATCAGGATTTTTATCAATCAATTCAAATCAAGATTATACTGGTGTAATTACAGTTGGTGGAATGAATCCACAAGGTACAAATTCACAAACAGATTTATTGGGTACTGTATCACATACATTATCAGTAGCTTTTGCGGATGGGTTTAATCATCATGCAGGTAATTACGGTAGTGCAAGAACTAAAACTGTTTACTCAGTAGATTCTTATGATGGAAATTCAACTGCATTGTGTTTAGTATCCGATACTTTGGTTAAAATGAGTGATGGAACTGATGTTGAAATTGGAGACTTAGAAGAGGGTGATAGATTAAAAGGATATAGTTTACCAGAATATAATGATGATGTAAACTTATTAGAATATCAATATGATGGTGATGATACCATCGATGAAACAGAAGTAATTGTACAAGATGTAGTTTTCTCATTTTCTGAAAGAACTTATGATATTAACGAAGGAACGATAGTAGGTACATCAGAACACCCAATGTTAGTTAAAAGAAATAATAATTTATTATTTAAAACACTTGGTACTATAACAGAAGGTGATTTATTAATAAGACATGATGGTTCTGAAGTAGAAATAACAAGTGTAAATGTAAACAATGAAATTACTGAAATAGTATCACTTGATGTAAGTTCACCTGATACCTATTTAGCTAATGGATTTATATCTCACAACAAGGGAGGAAATTCTCATTCAGATTTAGGTAATCCTGGAACTCCAGCTACATTAACATATAGTATCGATAATAGTACAGAAAAAATGTTAAATTGGACTGAGGGTAGTGAAAGTGGTACAGGTGGTATTACTGCGTATGATGTACAAGTAAATACAAACTCTGGTTTCACTGGTACTATGGTATTTAATTTTACCGAATATAGTGGTACTTCACTAAATGTTGTAAATGCAACTACAAGTGGTACTACATATTATGCAAGAGTAAGAGCAATTGACCATGGTTTAAAATCTGGTTACAAAACTCTAACATTTACTGCATAAAAAATACGTTTTAGTAAAAACTTTATATTTATATATATCGAAATAGTTTTATTAAAAATAACAAAATGGCAAAAGAAATTAAGTTTACAAACGATGAGGTAGCATCATTAGACCAATTAAGACAAGATGTTGCAAACATTTTTACAAAATTGGGACAACTATCAATTGAAAAGAAAAGAAGAGTTGATGAAATAGAAACACTTGAAGGAGAATTATTAAATCAACATTCAAATTTACAATTAGAAGAACAGAATATGTTTAAAGGGTTAAATGAAAAGTATGGTGATGGTAATTATGAACCAACAACTAACGTTTTCACACCCAATGAACAACCAAAGAAAAAAGATAAAGAACAAAAATAGTTCTTTTGAAAAGTTAATTTATATTTATATGTGTATCATTACACAAATAACATAACAAGGAGTAATAAAAAATGGCAGAAAAAATTGTATCACCTGGTGTATTTACGAGAGAAAATGACCTTTCTTTCCTAGCACAAGGGATTGGAGAAATCGGAGCAGCTGTAATTGGACCTTTCCAAAAAGGGCCTGCATTCGTACCAACCGTTGTTAGTACACAATCAGAATTTGAAGAAATATTCGGCACACCTAATGGTTCATACTATACAGGATATACCGTACAAAATTATTTAAGAGAAGCAGGAACAGTAACAATCGTAAGAGTTGGTCAAGTAGGTGGTTATACACAGACTAGAGCAGCTGGTATCGTAGTTAGTGGTTCTTCTGCAGAAGGAGGACAAAAACTAATTGGAGTTTTACACTCTACTGCAATCGGAGTAGCGGATGGAGATGGAGTAATTGGCGATGGTGAAGCATCATCTTTACTAATAGAATCAGAAGCATCAGCATCAGCATTCTCAATCAGCGGTTCGGAAATCGGAACTGGTATATCAGCATCTGTACTACCAAGTGCAGGAAATGATATATCTGACGTATTTGGTGAATCTGCTAGAGGAAATAAGAATGTATATGTAAACAAATACTTTGAAAAAGCAGCTGGAGATTGTGCAAACAACTTCCTAAGTGGTTCATCAGTAACATTAATTGAATTAGGTAATCAAGAATTCACACAAGATATTCAACACGCTTCCACTCCTTGGATACAATCTCAGTTGATTTCCGGTGAAAGAAGTGATTTATTTAGATTTCATACTATTGGAGATGGTGGAAACTATAACAAAGAATTTAAAATAGCAGTATTCAACGTAAAAGCAGCTGGTTCAAACAATTCTACTGATTACGCAACTTTCTCAATTGCAATTAGAGGATACTCTGATACAAATAAGAGACCAGTAATTTTAGAAACGTTTAGTAATCTTAATTTAGACCCTGCATCACCAAATTACATTAAGAAAGTAATAGGTGATAGAAACGTTGTAATTGATGCAAACGGAAAACAAACAGAAAACGGAGATTATGTAAATCGTTCTAAGTATGTAAGGGTAGACTGTAAAGTTGAAGGTTCATTCCCTGTAACTGCAGGACCATTTGGACACGCAAAATACTCATCACCACTAAGTGGTTCAGATAGTATTACACCTGGTGTAATATTCTCAATTGATTCTAAAGATAATAGTGCATCAAATGGTGTACAATTTAGTGGAATTGATTTAGAGACTGGTACTGTTAAAATTCAGAACGCACATTTCTTATCACCAATTCCAGTTGGAGCCGGTAATGGTTCAAATACTGTATTTGCATTTGATGATAATGTAACAATCGCAGATGGTAGCGAACACTCATTCGGTTTCGAATTGACTGGTTCAGCCGCTGTTGATATTAATAAAAGACAATTCATCGTTGGATTCCAAGGTGGATTTGATGGTGTATCACCAACTACTGAAATAGCACTTGCTGGTTCATCTGCAAACTATGGTAGTGGTAACCAACAAGGATTTAATTGTTCAACTTCAGCTGCAAGTGGTTCGGTTGCTTATATAAAAGCAATTAACTCAGTATCTAATCCAGATGATTTTGATATCAACTTAGTATCAGTACCTGGTATTGTAAGAAGACATCACTCATATGTATTTGATAAAGTAGTTGATATGTGTGAAGCTAGAGAAGATGCATTCTTCATTGGAGATGTTGTAGGGGTAACTTACAATTCATCTAATGGAAACGTAACATCAGATACTATTTCACAAGCAATTGAACAAGCAGGTAACTTAGATAGTAACTATGTAGGTACTTACTACCCATGGGTTAAAACAATCGATTCAAGAACGAATAGATTAACATCTGTTCCACCATCAGTATTGATGCCTGGAATATATGCAGCCAATGATGCTGTTGCCGCTGAGTGGTTTGCACCAGCTGGTTTAAACAGAGGTGGTATTGTAGGAGCAATATCTGTATTGAATAGATTAACACACGCTGAAAGAGATACTTTATATGAAGGAAAAGTAAATCCAATCGCATCTTTCCCTGGAGAAGGTATTGTAGCATTTGGACAGAAAACTTTACAAGATAGAGCATCTGCTTTAGATAGAATTAACGTAAGAAGATTAATGATTAAAGTTAAGAAGTATATTGCTTCAACTTCAAGATACTTAGTATTCGAACAGAACACCGCTTCAACAAGAGGTAGATTCTTAAACACTGTTAATCCTTATTTAGAAGGAATACAACAAAGACAAGGACTTTACGCTTTTAGAGTAGTGATGGACGAAAGTAATAACACACCAGATGTTATCGACAGAAATATATTGGCTGGACAGATTTTCTTACAACCAACAAAAACTGCTGAATTCATCGTGTTAGATTTCAACATCTTACCGACCGGAGCATCGTTCTCGGCATAATTAATTAAAAATAAAAGTAAACTATATTTATAATAGAATATAATAGGAGAAAAACAAAATGGCAGAAGTATTAGAATTTAACGATATGTTCTACACCAACTTTGAACCAAAGATGAAGAACAGATTCATCATGGAGATAGATGGTATTCCTTCATATCTGATAAAAACAGCAAACAGACCTTCAATATCATTTGAAACTGTTACACTTGACCACATAAACGTCAAGAGAAAATTAAAAGGTAAAGGTGAATGGCAAGATGTAGAGATTACTCTATATGACCCAATTGTTCCAAGTGGAGCACAAGCTGTAATGGAATGGGTTAGAACATCACACGAATCAATAACAGGTAGAGATGGGTATGCGGATTTCTATAAGAAAGACCTCCAAGTTTATATGTTAGGACCAGTAGGTGATAAAATTGAACAATGGACTCTTAAGGGTGCATTTATCAACAACGCTGTGTTTAATGATTTAGATTGGTCTTCTAATGACCCTGCCGAAATCACATTGACACTATCGTATGATTACGCAATTTTAGAATTCTAATATTACCTCCAAAATATTTTTATAATGAAGAAAAAAGTTCTCTTAGTGAGAACTTTTTTTGTGTCTTATTTCTAATTTTTTAAAAGTTATATATTTATATACGAACAATTAAAATAAAAGTTATATGGCAAATTACGATTTTCCTACCGAAGTGATATCATTACCATCACAAGGTAAATGTTACCCAGAAGATAATCCCCTTTCTTCAGGAGAACTTGAAATTAAATACATGACTGCGAAAGAAGAAGAAATTCTTGCTTCACAGAATCTTATTCGAAAGGGGGTGGTACTTGATAAGTTATTTGAATCAATTATAGTAGATAAGAAGGTTAATATCGATGATATTATACTAGGGGATAAAAACGCTATAATGTTAGCAGCTCGTATCTTAGGATATGGTTCTAAATATAGGGTTCAAATTCAAGATGAAATGGGTGAAGCACATGAAACAGATGTTGATTTATCAAAAGTACAAACTAAAGAAACAAATCTTGATAATATAAATGTAGAAAATAATTATACATTTACTACTTCAACTGGTGTAAATCTTGAATGGAAATTACTTACACATGGAGATGAAAAGGCAGTAGAAGCTGATATTAGAGCAATTGCAAGACTAAACAAAGATGGTGCATCCTCTGAATTAACAACGAGGTATCGATATATGATTACTTCAGTTGATGGAGAAACTGATGTTAACACAATCAATAAATTTATAAATAATGCTTTCTTAACGAGAGATACAAGAGCATTCCGAGAAACTGTTAGGGAACATCAACCTGATATTAATATGGAATTCGATTGGATTAACCCAAATTCTGGTGAGAGAGAGGTGAAACCCATTCCAATGGGTGTGGGGTTTTTTTGGCCTACCGATTAATTACTCTTCGATTCTTCATAAACAGATTTTTGAATTATGTTACTATGGAAATGGATTTACTCAAGAAGGAGTTTATAGGTTACCAATACACATAAGAAATTTCTATTATAATGAGCTTTCTAAGGCAAAAGAGGAAGAAGCTAAACAAATGAAGAATAGTAATAAATCTCAGAGTTCATCACCACAAGGACCAAATGTAAATGTGAGGAAGTAAAATTCCTCACTTTTTTTATGTCTTATATTTATAAGAGTATAAATGGGAACAAACATATGAAACTCACAAACGAACAAAAACAACAGGTTAAAAAAGCCATATCTAAAAAATGGAATATATCTGAAGGATTTATAGAAAGATTGTTTGCAAAAGGATTAGCTAAAAGCTTAAAAGGGGATAAAGAATTCCAAAGATTAGCTAAAAATGTAGATGATGCATTTCTAAGATTACAGAAGAAAGCCGAAGAAAGAAAAAAACAAGGAAAGCCAGTTCCAAAGAGTTGGCAACAATTCTTGGATGCTAAAAAATAATAGGGGATATTAGATGGCTGAATCATTAAAAGCACAAAAAGCACGAATTAAACTTGAACAGGAATATCAAGCTGCCTTAAAGATGACTGCATCTTTATCGTCTCAGATTACTGATGATATAAACTCTCAAGTAGATTATCGTACTGAACTTGGGCAGAAAATGAAAGAGTTTAATAATGACTTATCATCACAAGTAAGTGGATTACAATCTTCAGCGGATATCACTAAGGCAATCCAATCAATGGAATATGAGAAGGATAAAATAGCTTCTTCATATTTCGGTAAAAATAAAGCAATTGGTGATGCGAAACAAGATGCATTAGATACTGCAATTGAAGCACTTAGGGTAGAAGAATCTCATCTTCAAGCAACGGAACAAGTAAATTCAAAAGCACAAGAATTTGCTAAATCAATCGGTTCTGGATTAGATAACATGGTAAGTAAAATGGGTAGTGTACCTGTTTTGGGTGGTCTAATTAGTAGTATGGCAAGTAAAGCATCTTCTAGTATAAAGGATAAATTAGGAAAAGCAGCCACTAACTTTACTGTAAACTTCAGAAAGGGATTAAAGGAAACAGGAACATCATTGGGTGGATTACAAAATGCACTTAAAAAATCTGGAAGTGGATTTGGAATAATGAAAGTTATTGCAATGGGTGCTATTGTTGGAATTCTTGGTGCATTAGCCATGGGAATCTCCGCTATGGAGAAGATGGGTAAAGCCACAATCGCATTCCGAGAAGAAACAGGATTACTTAGAGGTTCAATGGATGGATTGGAATCTAAGGTAAATTCAGCCGCCGGAGCTACATTTGGTATGACGGGTGATTTAGCAGAAGGAGCTAAGTTAGCAGGACAAATGATGAATGCGTTTGGTGGAGTTGAAAATCTTAGTAAGGGAGTATTAGTTAATGCAACTAAATTAGCGGCTGGTCTTGGATTAAGTATGGATGCTATTGGGGGTGTAAATAAACTATTCCAAAATGCATTCGGACATTCAGAAGATTTAGCACAAATGATGGTTAATACAACCGTTGAAGCTGCAACTTTAGCAGGTGTACCTGCAAATAAAGTTTTAAAGGATATGGCTGAGAGTTCTGAAGAAGTTTATACATTCTTCAAAGGTTCACCTCAAACATTACAAAAAGCAGCAATACAAGCAGCTAAACTAGGTACATCTATTAAACAAGCAGCGGGTGTTTCTAAGGGATTACTTGACTTCGAATCATCTATTAATAACGAATTAGAAGCAAGTGCAATTTTAGGTACTAATATAAACTTTAATCAAGCAAGGCAACTTGCAGCACAAGGTGATATCGTTGGAGCTCAACAAGCTACGATAAAAGAAGTAAGTAAACTTGGTGATTTATCGAAAATGAATTATTATCAACAAGAAGCTCTAGCAAAAGCAGCTGGTATGCCAATTGGTGATATGATTAACCAACAAAGATTACAGAAAAAGTTTGGTAGCTTAAAGGGTGAAGAATTAGCAGCAGCTCAAGAGATGATTAACAAGGGTAAAGATATCTCTAAAATGAGTAAAAAAGATATCAAAGCTGCTCTTGAACAGAAAAAGGTAGAAAATCAACGTACTACCGCAATGGAAGGATTAAAACGAAGTTTAGAATCCATAAGTTTATCAATAGGTAAATTATTTGTACCAATGGCTCAATCAGCAGTTGGTTTCTTAACAGACCCTGTTAACAAAAAAATGATAATGGCACTTGTTAATGGTATTATTTCTGGATTCAAATCAGTATATTCTACTTTAAAGCCAATATTCTTAAAAATTACAGAATTCTTCGGTGATATGTTTGGTGGAGATAATGCTACACAAGTAGATGAAGCTGGTAACAAGCTAGATGAAATTGAAACAAAGGCATCTAAATTTGGTAAAACTCTTGTATATGTAGTTGGTGGATTTGTTGCACTAAAATTCGCAATAGGATTAATCATGGGTCTTGTTAAGGGAATTGGATTAATGAGGGGTGCGTTCGGTGGTGTGGCAAAAACTGTAACTCAAACCGCTAGTTCAAGTGGTGGTTTCTTAAAAACACTGGGTAATGGTATCAAATCAATCGGTCAGGGATTAGGTGGAGCAATTAAATCTATCGCAGCTGGTATGGGTGGTGCAATGAAATCTATTGGTAGTGGTATTGGAGGTTTGATATCTTCTATATCAAAAGGTATTGGTAGTGCATTGAGTGGTCTTGGAAAAGGAATGGGTGCATTCTTACGAGGAATATCAGGAGGATTATCTTCATTAGCAAATCCAGCAGCTCTAATTGGATTAGCAGCAATCACATTAGCATTTATTGGAATGGCTGCCGCTTTACGAATTATGGCACCTGCTCTTGAACCATTAGGTAAAATGTTTAAATCAATATTTGAGGGAATTGCATCAATTGTAGTTCCTGTAATTGAAATACTTGTAAACGGATTTGTACAATTAGCAGATGTAATAGGAAATACTATGATTGGTTTGATGACAGCATTTGCACCTATCGTAGATACATTAGCTGGAGCGTTTGTATCAATTGCAGAAACGGTTGGTAGTACACTCGTAGGTATATTTGATTCAATAGGTTCTACTATTGCAATGATAGTAAATAATTCAAGTAAATACGCTGAAGTAGCGGCGATGGCAGCATCGATTATCGCACTTGGTGGGGCACTTACGGTATTTGGAGGTTTAGCAGGAGGTGGAGCAGCATTAGGAGCAGCAGGGGGGTTCT